GTATGTCTGTGGATAACTTTTGGGAAAAAATGAGCATATCAATGGCCTTTTGGCTTAAATCGATGAGTTGGCCGGTTTTGATCCATGCATATCCGGCAAAAGAAGCTCACATTTCGGTTGGTTAGCACCGCACACCCGGAATCGTAATCGCTCTCATTGCCGCAAGCATCGCATACCCACACCGGAGTCTCTTGATGCATGCCAATCCATCCCATGAGCTTGACTACTTTTGAGCCGTGATCAATACATGCAAGAGACCACTACCCGCATCGGTCACGCCGAATAATACTTCTCCCGCACTCAACACAAGACTTACTTGGTCACCATTATCCATAAGATATCCGTTACTTATAGTCACGCCTTCATTGCCAAGATAGACATTGTGCTTGGAATGAAGTGTCACATATTGAGTCACATCATCAACGCTCACAATGTTTTGGCTTGTGGTAGTAATAGTTACTTGCTTACTTGTGGCCATCATTATCCTTTTCTTGTGGCATTACGCTCATGTGTGGCACCTTGGCAAATCTTTTGAAATCTTCATGATGCACATCCTTGAGCCAATATCTTCTTTCATGTGGCAACAATACGCCGGTGTGAGCAAATATCCGATATCCGAAACTCTTGGCGCGTAAGCTGAAAAGGATATCTTCACCAATCCATTCACCGTTCAACGGCATATCTTGAAAGAATCCCCACATCTTTCCTTGATGCTCATTGGCATCTTGTCGAAATTTTTCAAGGACTTTGCGGTGTACCAATAGGCAACCCGTTCCAGCCGCATCAATCTCAATCAATCGATCTTTCTCATAGTCATGCACCGGGAACAATCCACCTGTGTCATTTGTCTTAAAGATACAAGGCACCGGCTCGGGATATATCTCGCCCGTCTCCCATGCACCAAAGACCACACCGCTCACAATTGGTCTCAATTTAGCATCCGCGCTTTGTAAGAGCTTGGCAAAATTGTCTTTGCTTAACATCTCATCGGTGTCAATCATCAAAAGCCAATCGTCTTTCGTTGCATCTAAGAATGTCGCGGCTACTTGGTTTCGTAATCGTGAGATAACTCCGGAACCTTGCAATGAGATGAATTGACCCAATTGCTTTTGTGATCTAGCTATATCCAAGATCGATGTCATGAAGTTAGTCGATACGACTCCCGGGCTACAAATGCCAATAGTCACTTTGTCTTTTTCGTTCATTTAATACCAGCCCTTCCGATGGCTATGTGCTAGGCCGGAGCATATTCCACTTGCATCTGATTCCGATGCATATCGATGACGAAGGTATTTTAATCCCCAATCAATTTGCTTTTCCGGCGAGCGCAAGAATGCTTTGCGTTGCGCATTTGTGTGATTTGGCATGTGCCTTTGCGGTATTCCATAGTCTTGAGTCCTCGAGATGGCTTTGTGATTCCATCTTGATTCTCTGTTCCAAAGCTCGACCAGACATTGAAAGTCTTTGTCATTGGTCTTTGATCTTGCGTAATCTTTTGGTTCTATTGGTAAGCACAAGATTGCTACCATCAAAAGCATTGGTATTTTTATTATTTTCACGATATCTCTCAATCGTTTAGGGAGTATTAAAATGATCCGAATTTTGATTTTAAGAAATGCCCCCCTACCCCCCAAAAATTTTTTTGGTGAGTAAGAATGCAAGACTCGGATCTTTTGACCGTCATCCGTCATTTGAAGTTTCTGCCCCACGCTTTCGCGTGTCATAAAGGTAAGGGATTGATTTAAGTTTTGGCAATACGACACGCAAGAGCCCGGCCACGCTGACGGATGACCGGGCTCAAGCTTGTCGGATGAAGGTCTCTAACTCCTCGAATCCGACCCTTCCGACCCTAGCACGGCGTGAACCGTACGAGGGACAAAAGCATCGGCGATCCATACGATCGCATCATTGCCTTCGGGAGTTTTCCGAGTGCGCCCGGAATTGACCACAAAGCCGTCTTTCATCAATGAGATCCGGGTAGGTCTTGCCGTGTTAGGTGATAAGCCGGTGAGATCAATGATTTCGTGATCGCATAAGCCCATCTCGCGATGTCTTTTAATGAGATCAAATATAGTCTTTCGACGGCTACCCGAAGTCATACGCGCCTTTTTAACGGCATCGCGTGAAGTCTGCGGATGGGATGATGATACATACGCATTTGGTGTCTCCAATCGCCTTTTATACCTGCACAATGGGCACGCTTGCTCACCTCTTGGCTCGCCGTGCTCACACGGAGTCATCTAAAGCTCCAAAAGCCGCATCCCCAACATTCCACACGCATCCGATATGCATCATCTTCATCGCGTGGAATATCGATATCAAAGACCAGCGGCTTAAAGCATTGTGGACATCGCTCCTCGCTACCTTGAATCTCATGCATCCCGGCGGTCATGATCGCTTCCATGGCTGACCATTCATGCCGATTGGGTTGCATTGCAACTCTTTGTCATTTAACGGGCAAAAGTAACCTTCCCACTTTTTGCCGGTGGCCTTTGCGGTGCCGCTCTTGTAATTCATCAAGCCATGCTTGCAAGAGGGATGAAAGAGCTCATCATCCGGATCCGGGATTGCTGCATCTTGCCAAGGATCCGCATCGGTATTTTGCACGACCGTCAAGCGCATTGGCTCGGCGAGCGCAACCGGCTCGGATCCCCATAGGTCAAGAGCTACACCAAAGCGCATCGCCGCATTTTTAATTGCATCCGAGATCGCACTTTTGATTGCATCCGAGCCTTTTTGATGAGGATCCGATGCGCCATATCCGATTCGAGTGATCTCGCATACCGTTAGGCGAATCCAAATCCCACCGACGGCATCAATCATCGGAGTGCCATTGAGATTTAATCCCATCGGCTCCCATGACCAATTTGGATCGACTTGAATAAGACGATCGGTGACGATTGCATGGTTTAGATATGACATTGCACGACCGGCGATCGTTTTGCTTTCGATCAATTCCGGAGCAAATGATGCGCGAAGTGCTTGTGCTTGCTCCGGTGTCATGCTGATAACTTTTGCGGCATGAGATCCGAGACTCGCTGATACTTGTATCCGCTTGGATGTATTGATGGCGCGGCTACGACATAACCGTTCCACTTGATATCGATGCCATTGCGAAGCTTGCCCGGATAGGTAAAGCCGGCATTTGCTTGGTAGTAGTAGTGAAAGCCGTTGCCGGTCTGCACTATCAAAGTCGGATCAAGACCGTCAATGCTCCCACCATTGCGAAAGTCAATGTCGTACACGACAAGACCGCTCATTGCGCAAGCGATGCCAATATTCAAATCCGGTCTTTTGGCGAACCATGAGACGATTTGTTTTGGATCATCGGATGCGGAGCGAAAGCCGCGCGGTGCCAATCTTGTGAATGGCGTTTTGTCTTTTGGCGTAAGCGGTAAGACGAACCATCCAAGAGCTGAATATGCCAAAGCGTGCTCAAGCACTTCATTGCGGCTCATTTGCTCACCGAGCTTGCATGACGAGCGGATGAGCGACCACGGCGAAAGCCAATTGCATGACCCACGCGATACCCGGCCAAATGCCCGGCACAATATCCAATCGCGATGAAGATCAATCCGATCAATACGACAATTGCATCATTCTTATCTTGTAGAAATTCGACGAAGTTAAGCATGTTGCACGACCGCTTTTTTCAACAAAGAAATCAATTGGGCGCGTGTGTTGTATCCACGCTCTGCACAAATTGAAATTTCTTTAAGCATCTGATCGGTGAGTTTTGGCGAAAGTTCTAAGTCATCGCAAAGATCCCAAATTAATTCTACGATTTTGTGATCAAGTGCATTCATTTTTTGCCCCTTTTGCCGAGTGTTAGAGGTCTCGACAAAGCCAATTATACTCATGTCAAAGTCTGAATTGCACGCCACGCGCCTTCAAATATTGGAATTTTTGGTTGGTACAAATTGGACATTTTGGTCGGATCTCCTACCCGGTAGGCCACACCCTTCGGCCGATTGTGCTCGACTTTGACCTCGGGCTTGTAGTCCATAATCCCGGAGACTATTTTGGCAAGCTGAAAAAAGCTGGTACCGATGCCGGTGCAAAGGTTGATGGTGTCATTGACTCGAGCCGCCGCCATGACCAAAGAAGCTTCAACAATGTCATCGATGTGGATCCAATCGCGCACCGTATCGCCCGATCCCCAAATCTCAAATGGATCAACTCGATGCACCGCCCGGTGAATAAAGCTCGGGAAAGGGTAATCAAGATCCTGATCGGTGCCATATCCCGAGAATGGTCGAAGGGTTAGCACGGTGACACCTTCGCGGCGCAAGTAATCCATCAACATCTCGCCGGTCAATTTTGCCCATCCGTAAGTCATATCGGGATTTTTAATATCGTCTAAATCGATATCACTTTCCCGAAGTGAGTGCCGTCGTTCCAAGGTCTGCAAATTTGTCGGATAAGCCGCACTTGATGAGAAGTAGATGATGTGCGTTTGATTGGTGCGAATCGCCCATGATGCCATCTCCGCATCAAGTGACAAATCAACGGCTAAAGATAGCGGTGAACCTTCGATCAAGGCTCGCCCACCGACTACGGCGGCCAGATGAATCACAAGGTCAAATTGCGTTGAATCTTCCCGAAAGAAATCTCGAGCATCATCTCCGTTTTTTATGTCGATGCATGTGAGTGCTACTTGTGAAAGTCTCGGCGAGCGCAAGAATGCCCGGCCTACAAATCCCGATGATCCGGTGACAAGTACCTTCACATCAATCTCCGCACAAGCTCACGATATTCATCCGAATTGATGTATTTGTCAAAGACAATTTTGTCGGCATCGTACACTTCGGGAGCATTGACATCAACATATCCTTGATCGACCTGGGCTTTCCCGGCAAGCGGATGCATATGCTCGATGATGGTCTCGGGCAAATAGGTCAAGGCTCCAATATCAAGGCCAAGAGTTTTCCAAAAGTTGTCAAGATACAAATGCAAAAGATGATCGGGCACCATGCCATCAAGCTCTTGCACAATAGTGCCGTGCATTGCTACGGCCGTCGGTAGATTTTCGCCTTGCAAAAGGTCATTGCCATATACAAGTCCAACACCTTGATCGAGCACAATTGTCCAATCAATATCCCAATACAAGCTTCTTGGTCGATGGTCATCTCCTAAGAATCCAAAGTATTTGTATTTTCCAAGTGCAAAGATTTCTCGAGCGGCCAGATTTAACGGTCGCGCCATGCCTTTTTGTGTGCGCTCATAGATCAAAAGATGATCAAGATTGAGAGCTTTGTATTGGTCAAGTGTTGGATCATCTTCATCGCATACGACCCAAAGATCACAAGTCGCTTTTGTATTTCCAAATGATTCGATTAAGTCTTTGATATTTTGTGGCCTTCCGCGTGATGGAGTTATCACGGCCAAAGATGTCATTGCTTAGGTTCCTCGCTTTTTGCTTTTGATTTGAGACCATTGCCGGCCAAGACCCCACCGAGAGATCCTGTCAAAAATATAGCAAGAGTCTTAAGCAAATCGATGAAGGCGGCATCGTTAGGCGATTGCTTCATTGGTTGCGTGACAAATACCAAGGCATAACATGCCGAAAATACCAAGATCAAAAAAGTGATTGCAAGGGTTGCACCGATGATAAGAATCAATCGAGCATGAATGTCCTCGGGAGCAAGTCTTTTTTGCACTTTATGATTGACCCTATTGATCCACAAGGTCTCGAGTGCAGGTCGAATCGGCCTCGCATGCTCCACCTTTTTGACATGCGGCGGTCTCCCAATTTTGGAACTCTTGGCATGGATATCGGATCGATCCGTCATACCCACACCCCCCCAAAATTAAAGCCGCCGCAATCCCGTATGATACGGCGCGAATCATCTACCTAAAGAATCCTTTGGATTCAAGTAACGATAAATTGGTGGCACTACGCTCGCCAAAGCCGCGGATGCAATAGCTTTGAGATCCATCGATCCGGTTGCCATGTAATAAGCAAGCCCGGCCGAAATCGCCGCGCGTGCCCATGATCCGCTCATTTGCTTCAAAGTGTTGATTGTGTGCTTGCTCATGCTTGCTCCTTAAAATCCGGCCTTCCGAATCCCACGATGGAACCACCTTTGGAGTATTGCCTTTTCTTGCGCATTACTTCGCCGCCGTTGCGCTGAGACCCGGATCCGGATGTGTTGCCTTCAATAGTCTCACACCATCCTTTGCCAAGATCCTTCACGACAATTCCGACATGCGAAATTCGATTAACATTATCATCCGGAAAATCAAAATATGCGATCCATCCGGGCTCCGGTTTTGCCGGTGCATCGACCCATTTGCCAAGCTTCTTGAATGCATTTGATCCCGATACGGTTGAGACGGTATTAGGAATTTTGACCTTTGCTTTTTTCGAGCACCAATTGACAAAAGATCCGCACCAAGGCAAGCCATTGGCCTTCATCGCTTCGCCGTATTTGGTTAGATTGTCAAAGGTCTCAATGTAACCAATCTCGACTTCGGCGATTTCAATAAGCCGTTGCGCGGTGCCATTTAGATCACTACTCATTTTAAGAAATCCGGTCTCGGTAATCTAAGATCGGTTTGAATGACTCCGTGAGCGTGTTCGGCTTCAACGGTTGCAATCCACTTGCCTTCCACTTCAATCGCTTGTGTGTACGCAACGGTCATTTGTGCGGTTGGATCAGGTTCGCCGGTCGCTTGGTTTGTACCAATTAAGGGATAACCTAAAGACTCACATAAAGCGTTATGCCATAAATCAAAGTCTGCGCGTGTGTTCCACTCATACCAGTTCACTAGATACCCCACTTACTTGCTAAATATGTTTCTACTTTGCCTTGATCAGTAGCACTTAAAAGTCCAGAATAGAAAATAGCCTCACAAATTAAACCGTTAAAAGATAGGGAAAAATTACTGAGCCCGCCTAGATTTAACGCGTAAGTCGGGTTTGAAGTAGTCGGAGCATTAGTAAGAGCGTTTGTGTTGATTGGATTAGCCCCATTTTTCCAGATTTTTATTCTGTTCGCCGCTGTCGCATTATTTGGGTCAGATAAAAACGACCAATAACTAGCGGTGTTATCGGTTGCCGTTTGTGTTGTAACTTGAAGGACTGCCAATGCACCGCTAGCCCCTCTGCTTACAACTGATTGAACAAAATCACTGCTAGTTACTGAGGAATTGCTGCCAATGTTTGCTGAAAGTCCGCCGTCCGTAGCAAATAAAAACCGATCTGTCGCGGAAGTATCTGCAAAAATAGTGAAAAAATAAGTCGAGCCGCCGGTGTTGTTCAAAAACGCCCAATCCGCCGCGCTTGCGGCAACAACAACATCATCCGAACCGTCAAAGTCCACCGCATTAAGACCGTTTTGCGTACGCGTTCCGCTAAGTGGTCTTTTCCCTGCGGTTCCTTGCGTTAGGTTATATCCGTTCGCGCTCTTGTCGTTCCATTGTGTTACCGCTGTACCGCTTACGGTTATGGTCGCTGTGTCGCTTGCGTCGTACCACGCCTTTAGGTTGGCAATACTGGCAGGGCTAAAGGGTGGCTCACTTGCACTTGCCACAATACCTAAAATCATACGATTTTGCCCACTACATACCAAGAATTTGTGTCTGCTTTGATGCAACTAGCCGCGCTAAAAGCTGTCGTAATTGTTGGAGAGGTACTTACGGCCGCGGCACTTGCGACAGTTACGCCGGAGGCTCCGGTAATAGTGATTGTGCCAGATGCACCAATTTTGATTAGGTTGATGACACTACCGACCGGGATGGCGGCGGTGGTATTTGTGGGAATAGTAATTGCCACCGCCGAAGTGCTTGAGTAAGTAATAAGGTAATTATTTATGTCCGTTATTGCAAGAGTATCTGATGTACCAGTAACGGCTCTGAAAGTTAAATCGCCAAGCATGTTCACGGTTCCGGCAAGATCATTCATTTCCGAAGCAAGTAACACCGCTCCGGTCGTGAAATTTGCTTTTGTCGGTAATCCTGCGGCCATTTTTTATCTCCTTAATATCCGAGCACATCGGAGTCAAGTACCCCCGAGGTGGTTGAGTCTAATACAAAAAGACCCGCAACATAGGATTGACCGACCAAAAATTCGGTGAACCATGATTGCGGTGTAATAGTGTGATTGGTGCCTTGAATGACAAGATTGCTTGTCACCGTGCCACCCGGCAAGGTTTGACTCACCGTAATAGGTGAATAAATATCAAGCTCAAGTGCGGCAACAATTCGCGCCGGATCTGCATCATCAAAAGCATCGATCAAAAGTGATTGCATCCGTAATTGATCGGAAATTTCTTTGCGGGATGAAACGATCATTTGCGCTTGACTTAAGGCATTTGCATCATCTTGCATAAGTAAGCCGGAACGAATTTTTGAATGGCTGTAATACTTGTCAATCGAGTCTTGGTTAAAATCAATTTGAGCCGTGCCACCGCTTCGCGTAACCGATGCATAATTGACCAACCCGGTATCGGACAAATCAAAGGAAACTTTTTCGTATGAAATTCCACCGCCGGAATCGCTGAAAATTGTCGGAGTGCCACCTTGCGCGGCGGCGATATCTGTTCGAGAAAAGAAATTTGCAAAGCCAAATTCGTCAAATAGGAAACTTCCGAGCTCGGTCTGCTCGATTAGTTGGATAGCGGCGAGCGCACTTCTTCCGGCCGTTTGAGGATCGGCTTGGCAAGTCGTGGTCGCGGTGGTCGAGATGTCTCGCATGCCACCCGGCCAATCGGCCGCATCAAGCAAAGCGGAGATCCTTTGCGCGGTAGTCTGCCCGGCCGTGCCGGTTGCAAAAGTGCCAAGTGTCGTAAGATTGAGCAATTGAAATCCATCAACGGCAACAATGTCCACAAATGCCGGATCAAAGCCGGATGGTGATTGGTAATTCCAAGATTGAATGTATCCGGAAAAGACCGAGTATGTGTTCCCGGCATAAGTGCCTTTGAAGCGAATCTTGCGAAGCGGCAAAATCTTGCCGTATAGAACTCCCGAAGTATTTTCGGGATTAAAAAGCCCGGTCTCATCGACCAAGCGCAATGTCGCAGAGCCCCCCACAAATGAGTCTTGGTTGCGATTGTAAGCCCGTCGGACTTGTGCCTTCAATACATATTCGGAGACATCAACGATTTGATTTGCGGCCGTGCCAAAGACTCCGGTGCCTAGTGGAGTCGAAGGGTCATCAAGCACAAGGCTCGGATCAAAGACCGCTCCATTTGAGAAGTCAATTGTGACCGTTAAGACCGCGCCCATCATCGACCTAGATTCGCCAAAGTGACCGGATTGCCTTGACGATTAAGGTCACCAATTAAATTCGCAATGTAAAATCCAAGGTCTTGTCCTTGAGTTAGGACAGAGCCTTCAACGGTGACATATACATTTGGAGCACTTGAGCCGCCCGTGAAGCTCTCGGCGGTGTAATCAAAAGCGGCAAGAGATTCGGTCGCGCCTAAATTGCCGGCACCCATTCCAAAATTGAACTTGTCAAATTGCTCCGGTGTCATGCTTGTGATGGCTTTTGAAAAGTCTGCAATGTATGAAAGATCCGAAGGGATCGAACTTATTGATGGTGTTGGTCTTGTCGGATCATCGGCCACGCTTGTGCCGGTAGGTATCGGAGTAATAAAGCCGGCGAAAGCGGCATCATTTGCTTCTTTGGTTGCGGCGGTCACTTTGCCAAGGTCTGCAATTCTTTTTGCATAGTGCGCCGTATAAAGATTGTTTAATTCTTCCAAAGCTTTCATTTGCTTAGTGACATCATCTTCTTGAAGTGCGATCAACGCTTTGACTCGGGTCTTATCTTCATCGGATAACTTGCGAGTCAAGGCTACTTGCAAGCTAATTGCATCTGTGTCAAATTGTTTTGCCAATTGCTTTTGCAAAAATTCATCTCTTTGGCTTTTGGCTTTTTCCAATGCCGCAAGTTTTTCTTGCTTAGCACGATCGGCGGCGGCTTTGGCGGCGGCTCTTTGCTTTGCTTCTTCGGCCTTTAATCCTTTAACAAAATCCTCAAGTGCTTTTTTGCGATCGACTTCGGCTTGCATTTCTGCATTGCGTGCCGATGTGACTTGTCGAAGATTGCTCAATTGTATAGATGCGGCCGTTTGAGAAGCTTCTCCGGCCTTGCTTAAAGCTCTTATGTATGCACCGAGAATCGGGATCAATTCATATTGAAATAAATCAATTTGAATGCCGAAAAGCTTATTTGCTTTGGCGGTAGATTTGTTAATCAATGCACCAAATTCACCAATGCCGGTGATGATCTTGCTTAATTCGGCGGCGAAGCCATCCATTTTTTTGGTTGCGCCTTCAATCCCACCTTCACTTGAAGCGAATTTGGTGAATGCTTCAATGAGTGCGCCGCCAATGACTTCACTTGCCTCGTCGGCGGCCACTTTTAATCTTGCAATTTTGCCTTCAACGGTATCGGCTTCGGCGGCGGCAAATCCGGCAAAGTTGCGGCGAAGCTCACCAAAGATTTTATTAAAGTCCTTTGTCGCAAGTATGTCTTTATCAAGTCCGACACCTAATTTTTGCAACGATACAAAGTTGCCATCGACGGCTTTCGAGACCGCATTTGCAACGCTTCCCAAATCTTTTTGTGTGGCTTTTGCGATATTGACCGAGATGTCAAGAAGATCAAAAGCCGTGGTGACTTCACCCGTACTTCTCGCGATACGAGATAAGGCCGGCCTCAAAAGGTCATCCGACACGCCCGTCAAGCGTTGCATCTTGTCAATTTGTGCATCGGCGGCGGTCACTACGGCTTCGGATGCACCCGCAGAATTTTTAAGTGAGAGCGCAAGAATTCTTTGTGCTTTTTCATCGGCGAGCGCATTCTTGACCGAGACTTGCGCGAACTTAATCGATGCCGCTGAGAGAGCCGCATATGCCGCAATTCCGGTCTTGGAGATTGCACCAAGCACACCGCCAAATTTCTCGGTGGACTTTGTTGCGCTTTTAATTCCCTTGTCATTTAACTTAGTAATAAATTGAACTACGACATCGCGAGTCAGAGCCATTTAATCACCGCGCCTAACGAAGGCAAAAAGTTTTTTGTCAAGCACATCTTGAATTTCATCTTGCACTTTGTCTCCGTGAATCCGTGCGGCCTTATAGATCAAGCGTGGGCGATGACCGTGATCACCCTTCTTGGTAATACCACGCCGAAAATCATCGGGTGCATCTGGATTTCGAGATTTCATATCTGCACCTTTGCGAGGAGTATCGGGCTCGGCTAATTCATAAATAATTCCGGGTACCGATTTATTGCTTAAAGCAATTGCATTGACTTTATTTAAGCCGCCGCCGGGAGCTCTTTCCTGACTTGACTTAGATGTCGAAATCTTTATGCCTTTGCGCATCTTCGCCGAATCCCACACCCATCTTACATTTGATGCACGGCCACGATGTATTGTGTCATCGACCCATCGGGAGCTTGTATAGGTAGGCTCAACCGTACGCCATCCACTCAAGGCAGGATCACCCGGCACAAAGCCGCGAGCGGTGCGTTGCACCGGCCGGATGACACGCTTTAGAGATTTGAGAAAATCCTTTTGAAGATCCGGGCTTAAAGTTTTAAGGTCTTTCAATAGTTGCTTATAATCTGGCACAAAGATCGCCTTGTCTGCCACTATCTTCTCCTAACTCTTGGAGCCTTTTTCACTTGCATACGCTCTCGCAATATATTCTTTATTGAAGAATATATCGCCGGATCACATTCAAGAAGTGCATTTGGTGCGATGCCGGTCAAGACCGCCACGGTCGCTATTTCGTAGAGCTCTCCGTGACGGTCAATCCATTTTTTGCGTTCGCATCAAAATTCACATCCTCGATTGTCTCGAGCCACTTATCAAAATCCAATGGAGTCTCACCTTTGGCTTTTGCTAAGAAGTGAGCGACCCAATAGAGATCACTCTCTCTTTGCTCCTCGGCAATACGCTTGACAAATCCACATTGAAAGTTTGACTCAAATGCCGCTTTTGATGCGGCCGAGATGTCATACTTTTTTGCGGAGCCATCAAGATAGATCACTTCAACTTGCCACATATAGATCCCTTCCTTCTTTTTTGTTTTAAGCTGATGTACTCTTTGTTAATGCGGTGATTGGAAAAGTCACCGATGCCGTGCTTGGAGAATCCGGCGTCGCCTGAATTGGTTGCCATGATCCAATGTAGCAAGACATTGTGTAAGACGGATTTGTCGCGGTGACCGTGCCGGTGACCGGGATCAATTTGATATTTAATTTTGTGCCGAGTGCATCCTCAAAAAGTGAGTTCACGCTTGCGGCGGCGAAATCATTGAAAAGCTCAAGAGACAAAGAGCTCGCCTCAAGGCCGCCAATATAATTTCGTGAAGTGTTGGTCATGCTTGTAATTTCGACGGCTTCAACTTCTCTATTGAGTGCCACCGATGAGACAAAAGACGAAATCGTGGTCGTGCCAACAATGACGGCGACCTGATTTCCCATGAATATGGCCATATTTTTCCTTTCGTTAGCCGATCACTTCAACTTGATATCGATATGCGAGCATATCGGCTCCAGCATTTGTGATCGTTCCTGCGGTCGCGGTCGTGACTCGCAAGGTTGAACATGCTCCGCCTAGTGTTTTGTCTTTTTCGATCGCGGCTTTTATCGAAGAAGAACCCGATCCGGCCAAATATCCATCGAGCTTATTTTGCCCGGCTCGCTCACTCATCCGGCCGACGATGAGCAAGATTTCAATTTCGGCCGTGTCTAATCCACGCACCATTGAAGTATCAAAGACCAAATCTAATTGTCCTACTACGGCCGCCGGCAACGGTACCGAATCCGGGATGATGTCAAAGCATCGAAGGCCGGTGATCGTGGTCAAATTTGTTTTGAGACCATTGCGCACATTCGAAGGGGTCATGCTCATGCCAAGGTCTCCCTCTTGTAAGCCCTGACCATGGCTGTGATGTCTCGACCCAATGGGCTCATTCTTATGGCACCAAGATCACCAAGGCCAAGCACGCCGCCGGGAGAGTCTTTGCGCTTGTAAAGATCGGCGGTCAAGATAAGACAAGCTGTTTCAATGTCATCGGGTACCGCCGGCCATCCCCATTTCGCGGTCACTTCAATGCCGGGTCTCAAGCCATTTGAAAAGAGACCGGGAAAGATTGGAAAGGTGTTGATATTGGAGACAATTGTGATTTGTGTAAATGGTCGATTCAAAGATGGAGCGGTGAGTGGATCCATCACATAATCGGAGTCCAAAGTGAAGGTGGTCTCAAATACCCCATCACCATCTTCATCAACTTTGACGATCAATCCGGTCGTGCCGGAGATATCATCGGTGAAAAGAAATACCGGAGAAGATGCGCGGTATTTTCTTGCGCTCGCCGCGGCATCAATATAGAAGCGACGATTGGCAATGCGATCAATTGATCGTGAAGCTGATTCGATTAAAGATTCTAAAAGCGTGTCATCTACTGAGTCGATGATTGACAAGAATGTCTTTGCTTGTGCAAGTGTTGCGTATCCGTTAGTTATGGCCATGATCAATCCTTTCGTGTATCAAATCAAAAAGGGGCTCAATTTGCATTTGATAATTTTTTTGGGTTGCGCATGTGTCGATGCGTGTGATGCTCCGTATCACATTCAACTTCATCATCGCCTCGCAATTCAAAAAGATTGATCATGGGTTCATGCGATGAGAGCTCATCCGGAAGGGTGACAAGCTCTCATCAATCAAGTGAGCTTAGAAGCTCGGTGTCGCTAATCCGGTGCCATTGATTGCGGCAATTGCGCCCGGGTAACGAAGTGAAGTAAATGCGGAATATCCAAAGAGCACAATATTGATGGCAACTTTGCCAGCCGGCTCTTCAAATTTCACATAGGTAGGAGCTTCTTCCCATAGGTGGCACTCATTCAAATCAACGACATAAATCGAATCTTGATTTGTGCTTGCTCCGAGATTTGTTGCCACATTCGCATCGGTGATGATTGGCAAGCCAAGAAGTGAATATCCTGAGTTTCCGTAAGACGGCAACCCGGTACCCACACCCATTGCATTTTGTGGATTGTTAGCAGTTGGAACTACCAATGGGCGATTGCTTCCATCAAGGCCGGCCAAGAAGAATCCGAGACGGCGAGGATGCATAATAATCGCATTTGGTGATGCGTAAATTGTTGATTGAACTTGCTGAATTGCATCGGCGATCTTAGGGAATACGCCGGCCACGGTGCCCGTGGTTGCGGTGTAAGTTACCAAAATGCCGGTGGTCATCCCTGCGAGTCCTAATGGTTGGCCATTTGCGCCGGTGCCGTTAAGAAGTGAATTGTCAAGCTTTGTATTGTAGGCGCGAATCAAATCACCCAATACGATGTTTTCGATGTTATATCCGCGCATCAAAGCTTGCTTGGATACTGAGTTTTGACCGGCAATTGTGTTGATGTTCACGGTCAAGGTTGTGTCATCTGGATCTTGTGATACGGCGGCGGTGTTTTGGGATGTTTGATAAGCGACATCGGTGCCGGTCGTAATGCGGCTTATGACGACACTCATGCCCTGTTGAGGCATGATGTGCTTGCGTGCGGCATCGGCAAAAGGTCGGCCAGCGCGTGCAAGCGGTGCGTATAGATCAACAAGATATTGAGGTACGACTAGACCATCAAATGATGATGTTGAAGCCGCACGCATCTCAACTGACATCTCATTTTGATGGCGTTGAATGCGCTCGCGTGCCTCGTAATCGTTTCCAAATTGAGCCTTCATTGCATCATTTAAGAAATTGCCGGCGGTGCGCTCGGAATATGTCAATTCTTCTTTGATGACATAAGCCGGAGAAGCTGATCTTTTTTCGCTTTTTGGCGCGGTTGCATCTACCTTTGCAGCTAGATCGGCGGCCTTAGAATTACGCAATTCGATGTCAGAAATTTGTTCAATTCTTTCATCAAGTTTTTTGATTTCGGTATTTAATGCTTCGACATTGACAAGCTCGACCTCGGTAAGATCGCGCACTTCTTCGGCGGCGCGTTCCACGATTGACTCGATCATCGATGTCTTGCTCTCACGCTTTTCACGCAATGAGTCAAGGAATGCATTTGACATATTGATCTCCTATTTTTTCGATGGGTGTTGGATAGCGAAAAGGTGTCGATCGCCATCCGAAGCGAGGTGTCGCATTTGCGAGGTGTCGCATCTAAGGGTCGAGGTGTTTTACGACTCGCCTAGATTATATCGCACACTTTTGATTTTTTCTAAAATGTCAAGTGCTTTTTTCTTGCGTGTTTCGATCATCACCCATGCATTGCAATAGTAATTTGCAACGACTTGATCATCCCATTTGGTGCAATAGTCATCTTCAAAAAAAATGCAATTGCCGCAATTTCTGCCATCTGGTACATCCTCACTCGATGCCGGCCGATAATTTTCGGGCAATGCTCGAGTGTTGCGATTTTCTGAGATGTTAATTGCGGTCAATTGATCTTCGGCTTGTCCTTGTGTGCGGTGACATCCCATGAGCTCTTGTGTGCCTTCTTTGACTACGGCAAAGCCGGAGCATTCCGGATGATCGGTTGAAATTAGATAAGGCATCTAAGCCTTCAATTTTGCCAAAATATCCCGGGCTTGATCCAAGCGCGGTGAATCTACATCGGTCGATTGGCGCATTCCGGTAACCGAAGCAAGATCGCCATATGCTCCAAAAGTGACAAGTGAGACTTCGGCCAAATGTGCTTTCAATCGCTCGACTACGCCATCGGCACGCTTGCGATTTTTCAATGGCATGAACCCAATTGAGAGCTGATCGAGGGCACCATCGCGCACAAGCTCCAGCACTTCATCTCCGGCTTTTGTGTTGGAGATTCTAAATTCACCATATAAGCCCTTATCGGTTTCGCGAAGTAAAGTAGCCCGGCCAAGTGGGAAAGCATTTGCATCATGGCCACGAAGTAATTTGACACGGAAAGCGGCTTTGACCACATCGGCAAAAGCACCTTTGCGAAAGACCTCGGTCAATCCCGGAGCGACTCTTTGCTCAACATCATAAGGCACCGCGATTCCGGTAATCGTGCGACCGTCACCATCGGCACGATATTCGAGCTCGGCAATAAAGCTCCTATTTTCAACTTTGGAATCATTCGATATTGACATCGGGTTCTCCTTCGGTATCGATTTCATTCATATCCGGTAAATCAATTTCTTCAATATCTTCATCTTCATCAATTGGGTCTCTTTGCTCTATTGCACGCACTTCATCAACGGTCAAGAAGCCATTTTGAATTGCAAGTGCATGAGCTTCATATCGGCTTTTTGTATCGGTGCGAAGTAGCGAGTCATAATTAAATTTTGCATTTTGACCGCGCACCAAAAGATCCGAAAGTGCTTCTTCAATTCTTTGTGCAATTGGTTGAATTGACCATCTGACCAATTGTAAATTTTCTTGCTCGACATTTGAATATGTCCTTGACGAGTTAGGACTTCCAAGATAATAGGCCGGAAGTCCGAGGATATTTGCGGCGGTAGTTAAATCATTGACTTGTGATTCAAGCAATTGCGATTCTTGCGCGTTATTGCTAAGCACTTGAAATTCGGTTGATGCGTTCATAACTACCGGCGCACGATTGCGGCCGGCATACATTGACATCCAAGAAGATTTCATTGCATCGGCTTCTTCTTGCGTAAGATCCGGATTTGCCGATTTAAGCACGGCGGTAGGTATTACACCGCCATCAAAATATCTTGCGGCATATTCATTGATTGCGATTGATTTTCCAATTGCTTGCTTTTGTGCGCCAAGTATGCCAATGCCTACAACTGACCCAGGCACCGAGAAATTTTTGATGTGTAAAATTTCGCTTTGATCATAAGTGCGATCGTCAATCTTATAAATCATTCGGCCATTCTCGCGCGATACATGCACTCGATCGGGCGCAACGGGATAAAAATTATCGGGCAAGCCATTGATACCGGGTTCACCAAGTACGGCGATATAATTTCCGTGAATAAGTAAAGCCGCGGCCATTGCTGAAATTGTTTCCATCCGGGTCTCCGGTGGATTTGGTCGAATTAAGATTTGCGGTGTCGGTGAGATAAGCTTGCCATTGCGATATGAGTGAAGTGGCAAAGCTCCAATTGCATCGGCGATGAGTGTAATGCCGCGCCAAATTGCCGGTACACCAAGCGCGGTCTGCTCATCTACAAATGTGCCAGACCATGAACCTTCATAAAATCTGCCGACTCGACCAAGTGAATCAACAAATCCCGAATTGGTATATACCGTCGAAGGTTGAATTTGTCTTTTGAGTATTTTTCCAAGCATTATTCACTCCGTTCAACGGCGAGACCAAATAGCAAAAGCACGGAGCCCGTGAATAATACCGCACCAATGATTGAAAATGTTGCAATTGCGCCGGCAAGTGTTACACATCCGACGATTTGCAAAATTGTGGCAATGTGATTTTTTTTCAAAATACTCGACTCCTCACGATAGGTTTTTCTTCCGGTGTATTTGTCACGCCATACCGTGCAAGTGTCACGGCAACCAATGGAGTGATATTTGATGCATTGCGACGATTCCAAGCCCACGCATCGCCAAGCGGTCTTTTGCTTGCTTCGGTTATTGCCGCACGCAAAAGAGGATCATCAAGATGGCAAATGGTTCGCGCATTGACCGCATCATAGAATGATCCGCACGCTTTGCCGTAGTCTCGCATTGATACCGTTATCACTTTGATACCAGCATTCTCAAGCTCTCCAATCAAAGAGCCGGCCGGTGAGCCGCCATCTATGATCACGGGTGCTTTCCATTTTTTTGCTATTTCAATCAATCGGGGCAAAAGCCATTGTGTGCCATCTCTTGCATCTACTACTTCAACCGGAGTCAATCCGCGCACAAGTGCCGAAGCACCAATTGCGGCTTTGTGTCTTTCGACCGAAATGTCCACGGAAAGCATCATGCGCTCGCCAATAGTGATATCCGTGCGCACAAGTGAATCCCAAAGATCGGGTGAGACTACCTGTACCGCTTCGCGAGCCGGCCAGACATTCAACCACTCTCGAGTAAATATCTCCGGGCTGTTGGTATTTGCCGCTTCACGCACCGCTCGAAGCTTGACTCCAAATTCTAAATCCAAAGATGGGATTGCTTGATACCAGACTTCTTCATCCATGTAGTCAAATTGATCAACCAATGGAGACCACTCGAACCATGCAAGATCACTTGATGGGTCTTGCAAATGTGCATGACCTAGATTTCGGTAATGCATTAAGAGCTCGGATTGAATTGGATGCCCGGCATTTGAGACGATCCACAATTGACCATTTTCTTTTGTGCCGAGAGTAGGTTGCAAAGCTGAGATCAATTCAAGCTTGTGAGTCAAAGCTTCATCGATCACGACCAAATCGAGCGAAGTGCCGCGGCCGCCTTTGCTTGCGTTAGGTGTGATGATTCCGTAGCTTGATCCATTTGTAAAAAAGATTTTTTCGGAGCCATTGACCCGGGAGACTCTTTTGATCTTCTTGCGAAGTCTTGGAGCCGATTCAAGGATCTCGACATGTTCTTCCCATTTGGCTCTTGCCATATTTCGATCTTGTGCGGTGTAGGCAATATGGTGCCCGGGTTTCATTGCTTCCATTGCAATTCGAGCCGAGATCAATTTGGATTTTCCGTTTTGGCGGCCTACTTGCGTGCAAACGGTGCGATATCGGTATCGGCCATCTTGTTTCTCAAGAGATACATCGGCAACATGTGCTTGCCAAGGAAAGAGCTCAAATCCCATCAATCGGGCAACACGGCGCAAGACTTCGCCATCGGTTTGACTTGCCGGGTCGCGATCGGTTCCCCAACGCGGTGCGACATGTGCCCGGCGATCTAGTTCAAGCTCTCCCATATATCATCCTCATCTTCGATCACCCCAACTTGCTCCCATGTCGCACGGATCTCTCGAGCTATCGACGGCACCGTATGCATGCCTTTGCCGGTAGCTTCAATTTGATCCCATGCCCGTGCAAGCCCTAGCAAAGACTCTTTGATTGATGATTGAATATGCCCATGCTCCTTGATGGATTCAAGCATGGCTTTGGAATGACGATGCGGCCGCTCGCTTTTTCGAGTCGGTTTTTTTGCGCTACCAATGGCGCGAAGTTTTGTGGGTTCGCCTTGCGCGATTGCCATAGGATGCTCCTCTCGATGCGTTACATTTGGCACATGATGGCCAAAGATTACCGCTCCATAGCTCCGGATGTGCAAATGAGGCGATTGGTGGATCGTGGTCAATTTGGGTTGCGAAGGCTAAATGGCACCAATGGCACATCGGAGAAGAAGCAAGCATTGCCTTTCTTATTTTCTTGTAATTTGAATCATATTTACGAGAATGCACATTTTTCTCAAATAGCTTTTTCATATTTGTTTTTTTCTTTTGGTTTTTCCACAGGCGGGGGAGAGAGAAAAAGCGCGAGAGATCGGA